TGGTGGATGGGGTACGTTAACTCCTGAAATGGTTGGATATGGTGACCCTCAAATGGGATATCAACCAACTAATCAGTATGCATCTCCTTCCGCACCAATAAGTACCGGAAACGATATATTAGATAAAGCAATCGCAAGAAGTGCTAAGGTTTTGGCGGCAAGTAAAGATAAAAATAGATAATGGCAATCATAACCGGCCCTAAGTTAGTAAAAGACCTACCTGAAAAGGATAGGGTGGCAATAGGAATCACTCTCCCAATCCAAAGAGGGAATGGTGGATTCTTTGCCCAATCTTACCAAACTTCAGAGCAGGTTAAATCCAATATAAAAAATTTAATCTTAACTCGAAAGGGTGAAAGATTAATGCATCCCACTTTTGGTACGGATTTGTATAATACTCTATTTAACCAAAATACGGATGATTTAGAATCAGAAATTGAACGTTCTATTGATAGAGCTATTCAAGAATGGATGCCGTATATATCAATTGATGAAATATTGGTAGACCAATCAAACACAAATAGAGATACCTATTTCTTTACGGTTACATTGAATTTTAGAGTTGCTGGACAACAAAATTTAGAAACGGTAACATTTAATATAAATGAATAATGGCATTTAAAGTAACAAATAAAAATATAGGTAGAAATAGTAGAGATATATCCTATTTAGGTAAGGATTTCGATTCGTTTAGAACTAACTTAATGGAGTATGCTAAAACATATTTCCCAAGTACATATAACGATTTTAATGAAACCTCACCTGGTATGATGTTTATTGAAATGGCATCTTACATAGGAGATGTATTAGGTTATTATACCGATGCTTCTTTAAAAGAGAGTTTAATACAATATGCATCCGAAGAAAAAAATGTATTTGCATTAGCTAACTTATTGGGGTATAAACCAAAATCATCTGCACCAGCAGTAACAACATTATCTGTATATCAATTATGTAAAGCAGATAACGCAGGTGAATTGGATACTAGATACTTATTGAGACTTAATTCTGGATTAACGATAACATCTACATCTAATTCTGAAATTACTTTTAGAACCGTTGAATCATTGGATTTTAGTGACCCAATCGATAGAGAAATTTCTGTATATAATTTATCAGATTTTAACGTTCCTAATTATTATTTAATTAAGAAGCAAATTCAGGCAATATCAGCTACAGAAAAAGAATACACTCAACCTTTCACTTCAGCTGAATCATTTGCATCATTGATTTTACCGGAAACAAATGTTATATCAATTGAATCTGTTATAGATGATGAGGGTAATAAATGGTATGAAGTTCCATATTTGGCACAAGAAACAATATATATTGATTATCCTAATGCAGAATCTAATGACCCAGATTTATATCAATTTAAAGAAACTGTACCATACCTTTTAAAATTATTAAAAACTAGTAGAAGATTTGTAAGTAGAGTAAACGATGATTTTACCACATCAATTCATTTTGGAGGTGGAGATAGTTCTTTATCAGATGAACTTTTAATACCAAACGTTAAAAATGTAGGATTAGGATTAAATAGTTCAATCGATAGAATGGGAGAATCATATGACCCAACCAATTTTTTAAAAACAAAATCATATGGTCAATCACCATCTAATACTACATTAACGATAAAATATTTAGTAGGAGGAGGAATTAGTTCAAATGTACCACAAGGAGATTTGACAACTATATCATCAATTACATTTGATAATGATTTAGTAGATATGTTAGATTTAGATGATACCGTATATACGTTTATCAAAAATTCAGTTGCAGTTGAAAACGAAATACCTGCAAAGGGAGGAAGAGGATTTGATACAATAGAAGAGATTAGAGAAAGTGCATTAGCTAATTTTGCATCACAAAATAGAGCAGTGACATCAAAAGATTATCAGGTAAGAGCTTTATCAATGCCTTCAAAGTTTGGTGCAATTGCTAAAGTAGTTGCGGTTGGTGATAATTCTTTGAACGCTAATTCACCTGAAAGTATTTTAAACTCAACTGATAATGTAGACCAATTTACGGAAATAGTAAAAACTATAACTAAAACAGCAATTGCTAATGGAGGTAACATACCAACTACAAATGATATAAAAGGATTAGTTAGGAATTTTGTACAAAAGACAACACAAAATGCAGAGTTAGTAAATCCTTTTGCTATTAACCTTTATACATTAGGATATGATTCAAACGGAAACCTAACTATACTAAACAGAGCTGTAAAGGAAAATCTTAAAACATATATTAATGAATATAGAATGTTAACCGATGGTGTTAACATAATCGATGGGTTTATTATTAATATAGGTGTTAATTTTGAAATAACCACATATAAAAACTTTAATCAAAGAGAAGTAATATTAACTTGTATAAATGAGTTAAAATCTTTCTTCGATATAAATAATTGGCAATTTAATCAAACTATAAATCTTTCTGATATAGAATTAACTATAGCTATGGTTGAAGGTGTTGCATCGGTTCAGAGGGTTGAGATTGTAAATAAGTGTGGTGGTATATATGCAAGAAATAGTTACGATATACAAGCAGCAACAAAGAATAAGATTATCTATCCATCGTTAGACCCATCTATCTTTGAAGTTAAGTTTCCTGATAAAGATATTAAAGGTAAAGCTATATAATGATATACTTTGTAACGGCATCAAAGGATGCATCGGTTTATAGTTTATATGTAAATAAAAACACAGGTTTAGATGAGATACTAACTATATCCAAACATTACTCACGCTTTGCGGAAAGAGATAATGCTAGAACATTTATTGAATTTGATATAGATAATGTACCATCTTATGTAACCGCATCATCGGCTACTTTACAATTAACACTTACTCAGCCCGAAGAACTGGCAGTGAGTTATTCGGTGTATGGATATCCTGTAACTGAAAGTTGGAATATGGGGAGAGGGACATGGCCTGAAAATATTAACACAGATGGTATAAATTGGACAAACCAAAGTGGAGTTGATTATACAATAGAAACTATTCAATCATTTACATATTTCGATGGAGATATCAAAATGAATATTAAACCAATATATGATTATTGGACAGGTTCAGCTAATTATGGATTAAGATTATCACATACATCATCAGCTGAAAGTACTTCATTGGATTATGGTGTTCTAAAATATTACTCTAAAGAAACAAACACTATATTTCAACCTTTGTTAAAATTAGGATGGGATGATTCTCAATTTATCACCGGTTCACTTACTGCATTAACTGATTCACAAATTATAGTTAGAAGTAAAGAATTAAGGGATAATTATACTGAGGGTAATAAAGTTAAGATAAAAATAATAGGAAGAAGTTTGTATCCAACTAAAAGTTTTACAAACTCCTTTTCATATGATGATGTTAAGTATTTACCTCAAACTTCATATTATGCAGTTAGAGATGAAATAACAAAAGTTAATATAATAGATTTTTCGGATTACACAAAAATCAGTTGTGATGCGAATGGTAATTATATTAATTTAGATACTTCTAATTTTCCTAAGAATAGAATTTACAGATTACTATTTAAGATAGTTAGAGATGGTATAAACGAATTTATTGAAGATGATTTAACTTTTATAATTAAGTAATGGAATTTGAATTAATTAAAAAGGATTTACAGAATAGTGGTTCGTTAGTAGCTAAAAACAAACCAAACTCTTATTTTCAAACAAACATTGAAGATGAGAAAGGTGGGTTTGTGTATGCACCTTCTAAAAAAAGAATATATAATACCGATGAATTAAAGAAGACAATTGATATAACTGTAGCTGAATTAATTCCAGATAGACAAGAAACACAATTAGATTTAGTACCACGTGTAATATATAATCAGGCAACTCGTTCATTAGAACTTGCAAACGAAACTATATTATCACAATCCATAGTAATTGGAGGATTAGAGGCACAAGTATCAGAATTAACTTCAATATCGGCATCATTAGATATACAATTAGATAATGAAAGATTATTAAGAGTTACTGCAGAATCAAACGCAGAACAACTTAGAAAACAATTTGTTTTGGTAAATGATACAATGCAAACTGCATTACAACGTTCAGTTAGCGAGGGTATTGAAAAAACTGGATTACAAGCTAGAAATGAGGGACAGAATGCGACGGTTCAATCTCTTTCAAAGCAAGTGGATAGTTTAACTCAACAACTAAATGGTAAAAATGCCAGATTAGCAGAGGGAGCTAAAGCGGCTGCGGATTTTACCATTAGAGTAATTGAAAAAGGAGACCCTGCACAAAAGGAGTTATTTTTTGATGTTAAAACAGGTGAATCAACGGGTAAATGGAACAATGGCCCAACTGTAGAATTATTTAATACAACATTAGAGCCAATAACCGTTGATATAAAAATTAAAGGTACTCAAGCATGGATTAACGGACCATCAATAGTTAATATAGAACCTCAGCAAAAAGTTGAAGTAACGATGCAACCTGATTTTGGTGTAATTAATGGATTAGACCCTAGACCTAGAACATTCTTAGGAATAGCAGGAGGAGGTAAAGCTACAAACTATACTGGAACCGTATCATTTAAAAGTAAAAATGGAGAAGTTTCTTTAAGTTGTAATTTATACAAACATAGAAGTTAAAAAATATGAGTTTAGATAAATTTAAAAATATTGATGATGTATTAAAGAAGGGAACATCTCTTACTACTGAGTTAAGTGCTACTGAGCTTAAGTTAATAGATAAGGGATTTATTCCAACCCCTTTTTTAATTGGTAATAATGATGTTTTAGAATTTATATTATATGATTCTACTAGTAACATATTAGAACAAAAAGATTATGGAAATGTTCGTTATATTAATGCAAACGAAATATCAAACTATATTATAAGAAGTGAAAATGTATTGGATACAATATATGATGGTGGCGGGTTTCTTATAGATGTTAAAAAATTAGTAAAAGAAGCAGGATACAACACAGGAGTATTTAGAGTGCAATTCAATTTTGTAAATAATAGGATTGGTTCTAAAATAGAAATGGATAGATTATGGATTCACGAAATATCACCATCTAGAACAGAATTAAGATTATTACCTTATAATAATTTCAATACAAATATTGCATATGAAGCTGATATAGAAAGAGATTTAAATCAGGCATATGAAAGTTTTGTAGTAGGTAGATTTAGTGGAGATGAAGTTTACTCTGAAATAAATGAAATTATAAACAGATTAGATGTTCAAAAATTACAGGATACATTTGTTAAAATAAAATCAAAGGATTACATAGATAGAATACAATATGAATTTGGTATAACAAACTACGACCAATTTTTTAATAAGGTATTAGAATCTATGAAAGAAGCGGTTAGACATGCATTGCTTCATAAAAATTCAATTATAGGAACTTCGGATTTTGGTAAACCATTAGGAGATGAAGTTGATTTTACATATTATAATAAAAACGATATTGTGAATCTTCTTAATAAAAAATTTAGAGATGCGTGTGATTTTCATCTTCCGAAAAGAACATTAGCTAATGAAGTATTGATAGATGCACAAACACAGGAAAGTATAGATAAATTAGCTACATTAATTCAAAAATTAGAATCAGATAAGGTTACAGAAAATGTTTCTACTGAAAGAGTATCTGTTCCAATACCAACGTATGGAGAAATTAAAGATGCGGTAACATCTGTGACTAAAACAGCAGTTATTGTTCCTGGTGTAGAAACTCCTGTAATAATAGAAACTCCTGTTATGGAAACTCCTGCTACAACTGTATCAGATGTGATTAACGAAAGAGGTGGTGGTGGATTCTTAAGTAAATTTAGAAAAAAGGGAAATAAACCTAAAACTGGATTTTTAAATAAAGATATAACTAAAAAGAAACTTGGTTTATTTGGAGGAAGGGGTGATATAAGTAATGGAGGAACAGGAGGCGGAACTACTACGGGTACAACGGAAGGTGATAGAAGAGCTGGAATTCCATCTTCCATTGCAGAAAGGTTAAGAAATAAAAGAGATAACCAAAAATAAATAAAAGATGGCACAAAGAACTATAGAAGAATTAGCTAACGATTTTACTTACTCCGGTACAAACCCAGGAGGTATTAGCGATTCTATATTAACCTCCAACGGCGGTGGCGGTGGTGGAGGAGGAAGAGCGCCAGGAGGAGATATTCTAGCATTTGACCCATATACAAGCCCATATATAACTTCTCGAAAAGTTTTTTTCACAATAAACACATATACTAATTTAAGTAGAACCGATGTTTTGGCAAAAGCTTATTTAAATGGAATCGAAATAGAAGACCAATCGAATTCAAAAGGAAGAGTTACATTTAGTTTGGACGAACAGAGATTATTAAACCCATCTACATTAACATTGGTTAGTGGTGATTTGAAACCACAAAAGTATTTTTTAATTCAATCTAGAAAAGATATTGAAAATGAAGTTTCCATAATAGAAATTGATAATATTGCAGATGCAACTCCTGTTGAGGGAACACCTGTGCCAGGCGGAGAAGGATTTGGCGGTGGAATTGTTGATACTCGTGGTGGGCAATTTGATGGAAGCGGTGGAGGCTCTGGTGGTGGCGGAGGTGGTAGTTATGGTGGTGGAATGAGAGAAGTTAATCCAAACGATTTTAGAGGAGCAGGATTTGGATTAGATGGAGGAGATGTAACTCAAAGAGAAAACCTACAATAAAACTATTTATTAACTAATGGCACAAAGAGAGATAAAAATACCGTTTAAGGATTATAGAGCTGATATAATATTGGATGTTCCATTTGAGGGAAACATTTCAGTTAGTACACCAGCACCTCCTCAGGCCATTTCTATAACTATTATTAACTCTATAGACCGACCTTCGGTAAGAGTTTATTATAAGAATGCAGCATCATTAGATGTTCAGGAAACTATAAGTACTACTAGAACTATAGAGGTATTACAGAATAGTAAATTATCTATAGGTAGAGCAGATGCTATAAACTTTAACATCACTGGTATTAAGGTATCAAAAAGTGATGGAACTTTAGTAAAAGATAGTTCAGCAAATTTATTTGATTTAGAAAATATTGTAGAAAGTTATACTATAAATGTAACAAGTCAGCAAAATGTAACTACTGATAATATAGCTAAATTTTCAAATGTATTACAACCAACATACAAATGGAATACGGAATTAAATAAAGAATTTTCCATAAGTGTAGGAGTACAAAATGCTACATATGTAAAATACTATTTCCCAAATCAATCGGGTGCAAATTCAAATGGAGCAAAGATTGCCAACGTTGTTGACGGGACTGCTATAATTGTATTAAATAACCCAAACGCGGTAGGAATATATGGATTAGTAGTTATAGCTGGAAATGATTTACTAAAAGATGGAGAAGAACAGAGGGCTAGAATAAATGTATATGTAGAAAAAACATATGGTCAACCGGATGTAACTAATATTATATTTGATAGAAATATTATAGAGGCCGATTTAAGACCTTTAGATTTTGATTTTAAGTTTGATATAGATACAGTAGATTCTGAAGGAGTTGATGTATTTTTAGGTGATAATAAAATTTTTAATACTCCAATAGTAAATGGAGAGGCTAAAATCACATTAAAGGCAAAGGAATTATATAATTCATATAAAACTTATTTTAATGAAGATGATGATTCGTATGAAATAACATTTACCTTACAACCATATTTTAATGGTATAAATGGTAAAATAGTAGGTAAGAGAGAAAGTTTTACTGTTTTTGTTCAAAAGGCTAAATACATTGTTTCAAGTGGAGAAGTTTTAGATACGTTTGCAAATGTATTTTCTCAACTATTCTCAGGCGAAACAACTAAAAAAGATTTTGAAGATAACATTGTATTTGAAGATGATAAACACTTATACTATCAAGTTAAAACAGATAATGATGAATCGTATGTTATAACAAATACAGGTGCGGATGACGCTACATTCTCATTAGAGGGTGAAAAAATTGTTCCCACTAGATATGAGATAGACCCTCAAAGTGGAAATACCGTAAGGGTAAGAGAACAACGAGATTATTATTCATTAATAGTTAAATTATTAGAACCGGTAGCAGAAACTATAACTCCAAATCAATTAATTTGGGTTACTAAACAAATAATACCATCTATTGTAGAAACTATTATTATAAATGATAGTGATGAAAATACTTGTATTCCATTAAAACCAAATTTTGGAATAGATGTAGTAGATGAAACGGGCTATGAATTTTTTAATCAAATTGTAGCAAGTGGGTCAGTTACTTCTAATGATATAGTAAATCAATATTTATCAAAATCTCAATTTAATTTAGAAGACCTTAATATTGAGTACACTAGTGGTAGTAATGTAACTTCATCATATTTTTTAAAATTTGAAAACTTTGTAAACTTTTCAAGTGCACAAACTCGTTTAGAAAATTTTCAATATAAAATAGAAACAATTGAGAATTGGGAAAATAAATTAACAACTACTCTTTATTCAGGTTCTACATTATCTACTTCATCCGTATCCTTATTGACAAGTGCATCATATGATGATAAAATAAGAATTATAAAAAATGGATTTGATGGGTTTGAGAAACAAATGTATGTTGATTATGGAGTAAATTCTTCAAACGCTCAGTTTTTTGAAATTCAAAAAGATTATGCAGAAGTATATGATAGAGAAAATAGAAACTATTTAGTAAAACATACACCTCAATTTATAAAAGAGGATTCAGGTAATTTAGAATTCCTTTCATTCTTAGAAATGATAGGTCAACATTTTGATATTATATGGTCTTATATAAATGGTATCAATAGAATACGAAAAGTAACTAATAAATCAACGGATGGTATATCTGATAAATTAGTTTATACATTATTAGAAAACTTTGGATGGGACCCGAAAACACCATTTAGTGGGCAACAATTATGGAAGTATGCGTTTGGGTTAAATGAAGATGGGACTACCACACAGAATAAAAACTCATTGGGTAATAACGTTTCACCTTCTTATACACCGGAAGAAGCAAGAAATCAAGTTTGGAGAAGAATTCTTAATAACTTACCATACCTATTAAAACACAAAGGAACTAGGAAAGCTATTAATGCAATTATGGCGTGTTATGGCGTACCATCTTCATTATTAACAATAGTTGAATTTGGAGGGCCTGCGAATAGTGGTTCTCAGAGTACTAAATATACATACGAAGATAGAACTGCAGCACTTAATATTGCTAGAGATGAATATCTTACCGTTGATTGGAAAGAAGGAACATCATTCAATGACCCTGATGCAATTGAACTTAGATTTAAAACATCTAGATTATCATTTGTATCACAATCTACAACTCTTTATCATACACAAAGTTTGGTAAACATTGGTGGAGCTGGTAGTGGTATATGGAATGTTAAATTAGTTCCATCAGGCTCTTCTGTATATGGTGATATAGTATTCCAAATGAGTGCTAGTAGTAATGTTTATATCGGTCCTGGTGTAGTTACCTCAGGTTCTGAATTGGTATCAATGAGTATTCAAAATGTTCCTATATTCGATAACACATATAAACATTTTACAATTCAAAGAGAAGTTCTTAGTAGAGATGAGTACATTGGTAATACATTAACTAGAAGTTTGGATTATGAGCAATATACAATGTTTTATAAACAAGCTAACGGAGATAGAATTTCAATAAGTGAATCCGATACATTAGATTTGTTAATTACATCCGGTTCGGGTTCATTAGTTTCAAATGCAAAATATTACAATGGTATATCATGGTTAAGTGGTAGTACGGTTAATTTTGGTGGTCAAAATGCAGGTGGTATTAGTGGTTCAATAGATGAGGTAAGAATTTGGGGTGGAGCATTGAGTGAATCGGTAATAACATCACATACATTAAATCCGGATACAATATTTGGTAATGATGTATATTCATCTACAAGTGATTTATTTTTCCGTTCAGATTTTGAATATCCTAAAAATAGACAAACTGGAAGTGGTGATAAGTTTATAAAGAACGTAGCACCATTTGTAACATACACATCTTCTTTAGATACTAATAATAAACAAATTGTTGTAAGTGGATATAGTGGTTATGCAACTGCTAGTATTTTTACAACTGCAAGTTCTTATCCATACCAATATGATGTATATGAAAGATTTGTAACTGCTGAAGTTCCTTCAATAGGATTTGTAGGAAAGGATAAAGTACGAACTGAAGATATCACATTAACTGGTCAACTATCATATAAACAAAGAGCAACTAAAAAGGCGTATGATAGAGCACCGATTGATTCAAACAGATTGGGATTATTCTTCTCACCTGTTAAAGAATTGAATTTGGATATTCTTCGTTCATTAGGCCCTATCAATATTGGAGATTATATCGGAGATTGGAATGATGAATATGGAACTGATACTTACACAGACTTAGACCAACTTAGAAATTATTATTTTGAAAGAACTCAGTTAAATTTTGATGAGTATATAAAACTTATTAAATCAATTGATAAATCTATGTTTGATATGTTAGAGCAGGTAATTCCTGTAAGAGCTAACGTATCAAAAGGATTATTAATTGAACCATCATTATTAGAAAGAAGTAAAATTAAGATTAATAGACCGGTAGCAGAAAATATATTACATACTGCTTCTATTAATACAATGGATACGATTTTAATAGAAATGAGTGTTCCTACATATACCGGTTCTCTTAATATGAACGATGGTATAACATTTGAAGCAACTCTTCCATACTATTCAGGTAGTTACGATATAATTGAAAATTTAAATATAACAACGGAGTATCCTACTTATGGTGGAAATTATAGTGTTATTGGAAATATTACATCTAGTGCATCTATATTATCAAATTTACCAAATGCAGGAGGTATAGTAATAGAAATAGATTGTGGGCTGAAGAATCCTACTGTTTTGGGTGAAGTTGATTTAGAAGATTCATACCAACAAGTGGGTAATGATGCAGATTCTCCATTTAACAAAGGATTTGGAATAGTAGGATTTAATGGAGCAGTTGATAGAACTTATTACAAAGATTCTGGTAATTTAGTATTAACTGAAAGATATAATTCATATATAATAACTGTTAAATATACTAGAAGTGTACCTAGAAGAGTTCCTGCAAACGGATTATCCGGTTCACTATTTAATACATCCAAATTAGCACCAACGGATAAGGTAGTATTAGAAAAGATAGAAAGATACGAAAAGAAATTAATTTTAATAGAACCAATAGATTATTCACTTGGTGTACCTGCTTTTAGAGCACCATTGCAACATTCATTCTATGTAGATATATTAGCTAACTTAGGAACGTATCCGTATAAAAATGGTATAATAACTGCAATTGAACCTTTTATAGGTTTAACATCTGGACATTATAGTAATACAAAGGATACATCTAGAGGTTTAGAAAATAGTTTTTATAGGGGTTCTAAACAAACATCGCGTACAACTTTGGATGGAACTCCAGCGGTTGAAACATTCTCAACTAACCCTAACCGATTAAGAGTTGGACCAACAGGTAGAGGTAGCGGAGAACCAATTTTAGAGGTAGATTAAAAGATTTTGTATAAAACGAATAAGTTATATATTTATAATAGAAATAACAAAAAGAAAACCAAAACATGGCATACTTAGATAACTCGGAAATCATTGTAGATGCTATTCTAACAAAGAAAGGTAGAGAAAAATTGGCAGCTGGTCAACAATTAGGTATTACTCAATTCGCATTGGGTGATGATGAAATTGATTACCAATTATTTGATGCGGCACACCCAAAGGGTTCTGCATATTATGATGCGGCAATTAAAGCTACTCCTATATTAGAAGCTTCTCCAGATGAAACACAGGTTTTGAGATACAAACTTGTAACTCTTCCAAAAAACACAACTAAAATACCTCAAGTATCAATCGGCACAACTGCTATTAGTACTAATCAGACGAGAGGTAAAGTTTCTATTACACCTTCAACCTCACCAGCAGGTAACTCAACAAGTGGTTACACTGCGGTATTAGCTGATAAGACAGCAGGTACTTTGGTAGGAATTGGTATTGCATCATCAGGACAAATTTCTGTTAGTGATAATGTAACTGCAACAGCGGATGTTAAGAAAGGTTTAACTTTCGAATTCATCCCTAATCCGAATTTAACTTCGGCGGTTGTAACAACATTGACAGTTTATGGAAACGAAACAGGTGGTTCGATTTCTATTCCTGTGACAGTAAACTATGTAGCATAAAAATATAATATAATAAGATGGCACAAATTACAGGAGCACAGGGAGCAGATTTAACCCAGAAACTTTCCCAATATTTAGTAGATAATGCGGGGTTGATAGATTCTACTACGGTAGCTAATTTATTGAACCAATACTTACCTGCTAATGAAAAAGTGGGATTATCAAGTGGTGGGGTTATTTCAAACGGAATATATAAAAAATTCGGAGATTTTGATGTTATTTCAAATAAAATAGAAGTAGTAACTGAAGGATTATGGAGTAATGGTAGTGGTAGTTTAAGTGGAGCTATTGCAACCGGTTCTACCGCAACTATAGCAGGACATAGCGGTTCAGATGCATCAAAGTATTACTTAAATGTATTCTTAACTGGTTCTAATACCGGTTCTACTGCACCAATTGAATTTGCAGTAGCATACGGACACAAATATGGTAGCGGTTCAGTTCAGTTAACAACTTCGGATTCTGCATTATTACCTACTAAGGCGATATACTCTCAATATAGAATTTTATTAAATAATAACTTTGAGGGAGATGCAGATGATTTCTTCACTTTTTATTCTTCTTCAGTAGAAGATGGATATCAAGCAGACCAAATCTATGTTATTAACTTAGCTAGAGCTAGATATAGACAACAAGCAGATGCAGGTAATATTAAAATCACATTGAGTGGTTCTAATGGTACTTCATTTACTTTTATAGATGATAGTGGTAAGAAGTTCTCTGATAAAGCTGGAAAAGCTGGAACTGTATTTAATATAGTATCAGGTTCTAATAACTTAGGAACTGAATTGGATGCTACGATTCATTCGTATGTAGCTTCTAATCAACAAGGATTTGGTAAATTTTATCCACATTTGGGTATAATTTTATTAAACCCGGCAGCTATAGCAACCGTAGTAGGTTCAGAGGTGTTACCATCTACTGCAACAACTCCTACTGCTGAAACGTATAATCACAGAAGAATATTTAATGCAATTAAAGGTGGAGGAGATTTCGAAATGAGAAGAACTGAAAACGTATCAACTCAACACTTCTTTGTAAGAGCAACAAATAGAGAGTTTAACTTCTCTAATAATCCTACATTCACAAGTGGTTCAGATGGTACTCTAAGAGAACCTTCATTCGAGACAGACCCTAAAACATATATTACATCAGTTGGTTTATTCAATGATGCTAACGAATTAATGGCTGTGGCTAAAACTTCACAACCAATAGCGAAATCCTTCGATAAGGAGGTGTTGATTAAGGTAAAACTTGATTTTTAAATTTTATTTTTAAACTTCATTTTTAAACTTTGTTTTTAAACTTAATTTTTAAACCTTAATTTTAATAGAACCCGCTTCGGCGGGTTTTTTTAATTATGATATTTATTGGTATATGTTTAAGTCAATCCCTAAATCCGATATCACCGTTAGACCTTTTAAAGTCTTCAAAAATTGGTCTTTCAATGAAGATACAATAAATCTTCACGCTATTGAACGCAGAGAAGGTGCATTTGAAGATTATGAAGCATTCAAACTTTATGGTTCAGGTAGTAACTATGATTTCTCATATTCATATAATGAGTATGCAACTGATAGAAGTATTAGAGCTATGTTCTATAATAATGCACCTAAATTAGTAGCGGTTGTAACGAATTGGAATTTAGAAAAACATAAAGCTAAAAAACAAAGATATTATTTAGTACAAAATATTAATGATATTACTAACAATACTATTACATATGAATACTATTATGATTCCACATCAGATTCTTATATAGATGAATTTCAGTCATATTTAGATAATCATGGTTATATCGTTAGTGATAGGGGACAAATATTAGCTGGTAAATTTACCGATATTACTAAGATGTATGGTAGTATGAAAAGTTTGGGTTCGGTTCAGGAAAGACAAATAGGTAATAGATTTTTCTTATGGAATATACCAAATAAATTTATAGGAGAGGGTATAAAACCTGGTTCATTTAGAGTGGTAGATTATGGTAGAACGAGAAATACAAAAGGTAAGAAGGGAGAATTTGTAACTATAGTTGATGACGGTAAATCTAATTTAATTGATAATGATAGAGACTTTTTAGGAGTTATAGAGTTAGATTTTAGTGGGAGTAATGATACCGGAAGTATGATTATTAGAACTACTGAAGGATTGGATTATACATTTAATTTATATGAAAATGATTTCGGTGATGATAATATTAATAATGATGAGGTACTAACGTATCAATATGCAAACGATAGACCATATGGTGTTGATACTCGTGATATAGATGAAATAGATATAATGATGGGAACTATGTTTGCTGATGAAGAGTGGGATTTACCATATCCAATACAGAACCCAAAAAAATCATTAGGTAATATATTTTACGCAAATGGTATAGCGACCTTAACGTGGCAAACTGGATTTAGTACAAGTAGTGGGGTATATGTAGAAGGAACTAATTATAATTTTGGAAGTGCTGGATATCAAATGAGTTTTCAATCTACAAAAACAATATTTGAAAATGAATTATTTTTGGAAGTTAAACCAAATGAATTCAACATATCAACCAACCCATCAGCTACGACTTTTTATAGTGGAGGTTTGTATATAAATAAATATATAGAAAATAAGCCATCCGCATTAGGAGATAGTGGTTCATTTTTTGATTTAGACTTCCGTATAAAATCGGAACATACGTTCAATTATACTTCATCGTGG